TCAAGTTCTGGTGCAACTGGTGTGCCACATGGAACACAGGCAACTGCTGTTTCGTTTGGAAATGCAGATTTGAAATATCTAACAATTGATGATACAATCGTCGGAATCAGAGATGTTCTCCCAATTAGTCGGGCCCTTTCTGCTAATGATATGTTTTCAGTAGAATATCAATTTAATCTCAATGAACTTCCAAGTGTTCTTCAAGGATCGGGAGGATTGGGTAGTTTTGCATTTACAAAACAAAATCTTTCTCTATTGAATCAAATGTTTTCAAGTGGTGCATCTCGACAAATAAGATTCAATCGCATGACAGATAAACTTCATTTGGACATGGATTGGGATAATGCAGTAGACATTGGAGATTGGATTATAGTTCAATGTTATAAGAAAATTGATGGAGGAACATATACGGAAATATATAATGATATTTTTCTAAAGAAATATACAACTGCACTATTCAAAAAACAATGGGGTCAGAATTTAATCAAGTTTGAAGGAATGCAATTGCCAGGTGGAGCAACATTGAACGGAAGACAAATATATGATGATGGAAATGCAGAACTGGAAAAACTCGATGAGGAAATGCAATTAAAATATTCTTTGCCCGATAACTTTTACGTAGGATAATTGAATGGCTACAAATTCATATTTTCGTACATTTGATGCTGAAAATGACCAAGAACTCCTGCATTCAATTGTTTCGGAATCAATACAAGTAACTGGATATGATGTAAATTATATTCCTAGAACTCTTGTCAACGAAGATACAATTCTTGGTGAGGATTCTATTTCTGAATATAAAGATGCATACTCGGTTGAGATGTACATCAAATCGGTTGATGGATTTGAGGGTGAGGGAGATCTTGTTTCTAAATTTGGATTGGAAGTGCGTGATCAAATTATATTTTCCATGTCAAGACGAGCATGGGAAGGTTTAGATATAGGAACACGGCCTAAAGAGGGTGATCTTATCTATTTCGGTTTGACCAGTAAACTTTTCCAAATTATGTTTGTAGAACATGAAACACCTTTTTATCAGAATGGCGCACTTCCAACATTCGACCTTACTTGTGAACTCTTTACTTATTCTGATGAAACCTTGGATACTGGAATTGATACGATTGATGTAATCGAACAGAAACAATCTTTTGTTCGCACATTTGAATTGTCGAGTATTTCTGGAACATTCACAGAGGGAGAAACAGTCACAGGTGGAACTTCTGCTATTACTGGTGAGGTTGCAAGATGGGATTCTGCAACCAGTTATCTCTATCTTATCAATATGACAGGAACATTTACAGTAAGTGAAATTTTGACAGGTGCAACAAGTTTGGCTACTGGAACTTATGCAACTAAGATTACAACAGATGAAACTTCTGAAACTCTTCAGACTATTGATGATTCAACATCTGATAAAGTTTCTAGTAACAAACAATTTGAGATTGACGCTGACCAAGTTCTCAATTTTGAAGAAAGTAATCCGTTTGGAGATAATCCGTAATGTTTGGAACATATTTTTATCACCAAACTTCAAGAAAGATGGTGGTTGCATTTGGTTCGTTATTTAATACTATTGAAGTTCGTAGAACTGATAGTTCTGATGCAGTAACCGAAGTTGTCAAAATTCCTCTTTCTTATGGCCCAAAAGACAAGATGTTGACTAGGATCAGTGCAGATCCTAATTTAAATCCAAAAGTAGCACTTACTGTTCCACGAATGGGATTTGAATTAACTTCTATGACATATGATGGTACAAGAAAATTGAATACAATGGGAAGAAATGTTAAAAGAGGAACAACATCTCAAACGTTGAAAAAACAATATAATCCAGTACCTTATAATTGGGAATTTTCTCTTTATATTTTTGTAAAAAATGCAGAAGATGGTACACAAATTTTAGAACAGATTCTTCCATTTTTTACTCCCGATTTTACAGTGACAATGACTATAATTTCTAGTATGAGTGTTAAACATGATATTCCGCTTATATTGAATTCAGTAACAAGTGAAGATACATATGAAGGGGATTTTGCAACAAGAAGATCAATTATTTGGACTCTTTCTTTTACAATGAAAGGATATCTATATCCAAATATATCGGATAATGCAAAAGTTATTAAATCTATTGCAGTTGATACACATCTTATGTCGGCCACAACAGCTACAGATCCAGTTTATATTGTTTCTGAAGATAGTACTTCTTATGGAAGAAATTATATGATTTTAGATAAACATGCAGTCGATGATGCAACACGAATACGAATATTATCAGAATCATCAGAAGATGCATCTTCTGCTGGACAAACTGTAAGTAGAACAACGATTGAACCTAAAGGTACAAGTGTAGATATAACAGACGAAGATTTTGGATTTAGTGAAACTTTTGAATTTTTTCCTCAAGGAGTAACGTATGATCCAGTAGCCGGAACTGATAGTTAATGAAAGTTGAAAAGATAGTAGAAAATAGAATAGAAAAACACTTAGATTTAGTAGAAAACAATAAAGAAATTCTAAATACAAGTGAAGTTCTTCCTGCCACGATTAATGGAGAAGGTGATAAAAATACAGATTTTCGGTATGCTCGTGAAAACATGTATCATATTATTGAACGTGGTAGAGATGCAATGGATGAACTTTTGGAGATTGCGAAAGCAGAAGAATCTCCAAGAGCATTTGAAGTATTTGGTCAATTACTCAAAAATATGACCGATTCTCAAGAAAAATTAATGGAACTTCATCAGAAAAAACAAAGAATGGAATCTGATGGAGAGAGACAGGAAGTCACAAGAGCACAAAATGTGACTAACGCATTGTTCGTTGGTAGTACAGCTGAATTACTTAAATTGGTCAAAAAAGAGGCAAAAGAAAAATGAATGAGTTATTTAATGCATCCGAATTGATGATGATAGGACTTGTTATATTTTCATCATTTTGGATATTCTTATTTAATTATAGAACAGATAATAAAGACAAATATGCAGACAACAAATGGTTAATTTTACTTGATTTACTTATTAATATGGGAATGTCCGTAACAGGATATTTACTCATTACAATAGTATTTACTAATGTTCCACAACTTGCTGCATATGAAAGTTATCGATACCCTGTAGGTTATCTTTTTGGATTGACATCAAACGTGAGCATACCTATTGTTCTCAAATGGTTTCAACAACAAATCACCAAAAAGTTAAATCAAGCAGGAAAGAAGTGAGGTAAATTATGGCTGAACAAAAGAAAGCACCAAAACACATTGCAGATGAAAATGTAGATGTGATGGAGTTAGAACCAGTAAAACAGATTGAAATTGAAACTAAAAATCTGGTTGCTTCGAGTAGAGTATTCATATACACTATAATTGGTTTACTTGCATATTTAATATTCATAGTTGCACCATCTATTGAAGAGAAAGTTACATGGATGGAAAAAGATTTGAATTCGGTATTGGTTCAATCAGAAAGATTTAAAAAATCAACTAGAGTATTTGCAAGAGATAATCAATGTGCAACTTGTCATTTAAGTCCAGATCATTTACTGCACAATCTTCTTACAAAATATCCAAGTTTTTCTGATATTAAAGCATTTATGGTAGTTGGACATCAAAGATTTTATACAACGTCAACTCCAATTCCAGATGAAGAACTTTTAACAATTTATAGAGCATTGCAGTAATGTGGTTGCTATCGGGAAAAGTAATAATTGCATTGGTGTGGTCATTTTGGATGATTTCAGTAGGTTCCGTTGCTGAAGGAAATCCCGCTGATCAAGTAGTCATTCCAGAACCAATACAAGAAAGACCAGAGTATTTTCCAACTTATGGGATGACTCTTGCTCGAGTGAAAGAAAGGGAAGTTGTTCTTTGTGGAACAAAAGAAGATTTCCCTGGCTTTTCTGAAATGATATGGACAGATGAGTATGGTCAAAGATGGGTTGGGTTTGATGTAGAGATTTGTCGTGCAGTTGCAGCCGCAGTTTTTGATGATGCAAATGCAATAGAATTTATTGAAGTTAATGGTAAGACACGATTTACATTTTTAATAGATGGCACGATAGATGTTCTTTCAGCTGCGACAACTTATACTTTTTCAAGAAATGTTCTTAAAAAATTAGAATTTCTTCCTACTACATTTTATGATGGTCAGGGGTTTATGGTAAGAAAAACTCTTGGTGTGTCTTCTGCAAAACAGATGGAAGGTGCAAGAATATGTTATAGTACAACTGGAACTGCTGCAAAAAATATAAAGGATTTCTTTAAAAAACATTTTATTACATATGTTCCAATAGAAGTTGAATCGCCAGAAAGACCTAAAAGTGTATACTTGAGGGGTGATTGTGATATGTATGGAACAGATCGTTCTGGTCTTGCATCGAATAGATTACAATTTTCAGATCCAGAATGGCACATGATTCTTCCAGAAGTTATTTCAAAAGAACCTCTTGGGCCAGTTGTAAAATATGGTGATCAGCAATGGTCTAATATTGTGAGATGGACGGTTTTTGTCCTTTTTATTGCAGAAGAATATGGAATAAATTCTAAAAATATAGATGAATTTAAAAATAATATAGATCCATTGATTCAGAGATTTATGGGAGAATTAAATGGAAAAGACCACCCTCATCTTGGATCGAAATTAGGATTGACTGCAACTTGGGCATATAGTGTGATTAAACAAGTCGGAAATTATGAAGAAATATATGAGAGAAACGTAGGAGAAAAGACACCGCTTGGATTGAAGCGAGGATTAAACAAACTTTATACAAAGGGAGGATTGTTATATGCACCTCCTCTCAAGTAAAGGAAAAATATGGGCCACGTTACACGTTTCTCAAAACCAGAAGAAACAGAGGAACAAATAATTAATCATTTCGAACAAGTACCAGAAAATCGTACTGCTGTAGATAATATTCTGCGAGTTAATCATGGCAATCAAATGAGATTGGGGTTAATGGCAGATGCAAAAGCAAACATTATGATCACAGTTACTTCTATTGTCTTTTCTGTTACGGTTGCAAATCTTGACAATGAGACAATGAAATGGCCCCTACTTGCATTTGCATTTGGGTGTTTCTTTTCTTTATTATTTGCAATATTTGCAATCATTCCAAATACAGATTATCCTAAAGTGAAAGGATCAAAGGAGATTGATAGGGATTCTCCTATATTCAATCCTTTATTTTTTGGACATTTTGCACATTTGGATATACACGAATACAAAGAAGATTATGCAAAAATTTTAATGACAGATGATAGTGTGTATGATTCAATGGCAGGAGATATTTTCGGGCAAGGAAAGATACTTGCATTGAAGAAATATAAGTATTTGAAATGGTCATATAATAGTTTTCTTATAGGAATGTCGGCTGCAATTGGAGTTTTTATAGTGCAGAATATTATTTGAAATGATATAAAATAAATACTAGAGAATCCATTTCTAGGAAAGATATGAACGATATTGCAGAAAAATATGCTGAATTGAGAGAGGAACTTAATAATAAGGATCCTCTTTTTAGATATGCTAAACTCAAGGAAGAGTTGGATCAAAAAGATCCTATGTTTCGGTATCAATCTGTCAAAGAAGAAATAGAGAAAATAAAGGCAGAAAAAGAAGAAAAAACTTTAGAATCTTTAGAAAATTTATTTCAAGCATTGGGAGGTGAGGAAGCAGTTGTTAGAAGTGAATCTAAAATTGCAAGAAATGCAGAAGAACGACAAGAGAATGTCGTTGAAGAACCAATTGGAGATGTTGAAAAAATTGATCTACGAGAAGAAGAGCTCACCGAAACAAAAAAAGAAAATCTTACTTCTGGACTTGAATCAATAGTTGATGTAATATCTAAACAAGAAGCAGGAAGAGAAAAACTACAAGAAGAAATAGATCCTGTTTCTACACGAATTGAAAAAATTGAAAAGTGGATTCAGAAGATTGCAGTTGCTGGGCCCGGTTCTGGTGAAGTCAGAATCTTGAATATGGATGATGTTGATACTACTGATCTTGCAAACAACAAATATCTCAAATATAATAGTTCAACTGGAAAATTCGTATTTGCTACTGTTTCGGATGGAGGTTCCGGCGGACATACTATTCAAAATGCAGCATCTGATCTTACTGCAAGAACCAATTTAAATTTTGAT